AGGCTGTCTATTTCGTTACAAAGCCGATAGACAATCAAGGTCATATGGCTATAGATAAAGCTTATTCGGAGGCTATCAAGAATCCGGATATGGCCGCTGATCTGGCTTTGTTCTTGATGAATAAGGACGAGTTCCTTAAACAGAAAACCAACAAGGCTAAGATGGAGGTTAATAAGAAGACCATCACTCTTCTTTCTGGCAATAAGGGAGGAAAGCAGAATAAGACTAATATCGATAACGATACTATAGAAGCTAACTTCCTTGATCTGAGTGGATCAAAGAGTGTATAACGTTTAAATATATTGAAAATGAATCCGTTTCTTACAAAAAGTTTCCCGGCTACCGTGAATGGCGATAACGTTATTGCCTTTACCGATGCCAAGAACTATAAGACTTCGCTTGTAGAGCATAACTTAGGCTCATTGGCGAGCTGGTATTATGAGGATCCTGACAAGAATCATCTGGGTCTTTTGAATCTGTTCTCTAATATCGCTAATTACCCTGTACCGATGTATATGGGTATGATTAATAACGGCGCTACGATCTCCGTTAACGGTATTGGAGCTTCTTTCCGTTATGATCTTCCTGTTACAAAGACATTCGCTGTCGTTACGGCAGAGGATACTTCAGGTCATCACCTGAAACCTGGTATTGATGGTAGCTTGTTTGATATCGTTTTGAATACATCTGAGTTTACGGCTTATGATGTTATTACCTACGATGCTGCTAACGGTTGTAATATCCTTATCTCAGGTGAGATCCCGTCTAAGACAGAAGGTGACTTGACACGTTATTGGTGTCGTGTTATCGGCGGTAAGGCTAAATACTTCCCCAAAGAGAAACTACGCCCTGGTATCCGTTACTGGAAGATCGGTCATGCTTTAGGTGAGTACAGCACTCAGTTCTCCAAGGTATCTGGAGCCGATAAGGCCGGTTCCATGACCTGTGAGTTCCGTTTAGGTAACCACCGTGGTGTTGAGGGCGAGACAACTATGTACGCTGGTATGAAGTCCATGCAGGCCGCCCAGAATAGCACTTCAGAGTTCGTGGAGACTGCCCTTCGTCGTATGAATGCCATGAGAAGCGAGTATGAGGGTAATATTCCTGATTTGGCTATTATCGGTAGGACGGTTAATGGTAGACTTGATTTACGTACGGCTAAGGTAGCGTCTACGCTGGAGGTATACTGTATGGCTGAGTTGGTTAAGCTGGAAGCTAGACAGTTGATGTGGCAAGAAGGTGGTATTATTATGGATCAAAATGGTCCTATCCATTTGAATGAGGGTATCTACCGTCAGCTTCGCCGTGGTTACACTATTTACTATAGCCGTCCGATGGGTATTACTAAGGATACGCTTATGGCTGCCGCAGCTTATATTTTCCGTGGACGTCAGGATCTTCCTATTACGGAACGTAAGATTAAGTTCAAGGTAGGAGCTATGGCTATGATCAATTTAGAGAAGTTGATCAGTGAATCGTTCTTCACTACCTTGCAGAACTTAAGCTGGGGTATGGGAAGCGATAGGATGTTGCCTTCTAATCCTATTTCAGGTACTAACGACGCCATGATCTTAGGTCCGGTTCAGGTTAAGGGAGCTTTCATCCCGGGCATCGGTAATGTTGAGTTCGAGCACGATCCTTCTTTGGATTACGCTGACATGACAGATCGTAGCGAGTTAGTGAATGGCATGTATCCTAGATCATCTTATTCTTGTATTATCGAGAATATCACTGACGCTGGATCGACTAACGCATATTCCGCTATTCCTAATACGGCTAACGCTAAGTTGGGTAATATGAATAACAACGTATTCTATATCAAACCAGAAGGCGTAAGCATGTGGTGGGGTTATGAATACGGTCGTTGGGCGCACAAAGCCAACGGTAATGAGATCGTATCATCCTTGCCGGGCATGAAAGAGCAATTCTGGTGTCATTCTGCTTCCGCGGCATGGGTTATGGATAATAGTAAGTTCTTGATTATCGAGCTTCAACCGAACTACTTCGGCTAAGTTTTTTCATATATGTAATTTGGTTTTTAGAGGGGAGGATATTCCTCTCCTCTTTTTTAAGTAACGCAAAAAAAGGAAATGAAAGAAATTTTAAAATCAAGGAAGGTATTGGCCGAGGTAAACGGTTTCAATATCATGTCAGATACCTTATATGAGGTTGTAGGCAAACATGATGGAAGTGCTCCTCAGGCCTTTCAAGACGCTAATATAGCTAAAGCTCCGTTCCCGGAGAACGCTACTCACGTATGTTGCCCTTGGGATGATTTCTCCAAGGCCTATAACACCGGTTTTTATCCAAGATCAAGATGCTATAATGGTCTTGACAAGAATGAGATCGACAGGCTCGTCAAACAGCGGGTAGATAATATCATGAAGCCTTTCGAGGAAATGTCGCAGATGGATCTATCTCAAACCAATTTAGAATTTTGGGATGACGCTAAGGATAAGATCTTCATGGGTAAGGTTTATAATACGGCTAATACCGTAGATCTATTTTATTTATATCTGGCTGTATTTTCCGGCATGTTGACTCCTCAGGAAATGGATGGCGATCCTGTCTTCATGAACTCCATGTTCTGTTTCGTGGAGAAAGACAATATGAAGGATTTCGTCCAGCAGCGTGAGATCAATAAGATGAACATCAGCTATAAGTTTATCAGCGCCCTTAAGAAAGGTGGAGACGATCGTCAGGCTGTCATCGATCTTCTTCTTTACATCGGTATCGTAACTCGCCCGGATTTCACGGAGGATGAGTATTATACAGGATCTCTATCAAACTGGATGAATGAGAAGAAGACCAATGTTGATTATCTGCTTGATATCTGGGATCGGTCATTGGAAGGTGATTTCAAGGAAGTTCTTGAGTTTTACCGTATCGTAAACGTCCTTCAACGAAATGGTCGTATCAATATGACTCCATCCGGATTACAATATAATGGCCAGATCATAGGGCCTGACGTTCGGACATCCGCTGAGTTCTTGGCTACCAAGAAAGACTTTATTAACATAAAGGCTAATGTATTGGATGAGTATGAGGAGATCATATCTATGTCTAATATCGATGATAAGTCCAAGACCAAGAAGGTTAAGGATATTAAGAAGAAGGATGACGTAGAGGAAGGTGATAAGGTTAAGGAGGAATAATTATGACAATCCAAGAAGCGTATCTAAGGTCTTTGCAGAAGAACGAGCAGAATCTGGCCAATGGCGGGATTAAGCTTGATCCAGGAAGGTTCGTGCTGTTGTTCAACGAGGCCCAAGACCGGTTAGTTAAGTACTATCTAAATAGGAAGGATGACGAGACTATACGCTCCATCCAAAACCTTCTTGTTTATTGGATGTCGTTGGATAATGCTGGTAGGATGGATGATCCTGAGTCTACGTCCTTTAACTTACCTGATGACTATCTATGGTTCTCTAACATAAAAGGCGTTTTCTCATACAAAGGATGTGAGGCCACTGATTTCGTTATGTGGGAGGCTAAGAACGAGAATATCCATGAGCTTCTTGGAGACGAGAATAACCGCCCTTCTTACGACTATCGGGAGACATTCTATTCCATAGGGAACGGGAAGGTCGTGGTGTATGAGGACGGCTTCCGCACAGACGAGGTTAGGATGACCTACTACCGGAATCCGGTACGGGTGGATCTGGCCGGGTACATCAACGCCGCCGGCGAGCGGTCCACGGACATCGACCCTGAGCTGCCCGATCCTTTGGTGGAGGAGATTCTGGATATGGTCGCCAAGCAATTCAACCTTAACGAGAATGAACTAAGTAGATATAGGATGGATAAGGATAATGTGGCTTCCTTTAAATAAACACCGTTAGTTTGATCATTAAGCCTACTCGGAAACGGGTAGGCTTTTTATTTTACATAAAATGTAAACATTATATTATGTCGTATACTCACGACTTTATTTTATTGCGGTGATGTTGTTTATGATTATGTTTGCGTTAGGTAAATGATTTTTAAATTAAAATATTGATAATATGTTGCACAGACCGCAAGACCGGGTACTTTTCGTATCCCCGCACGCTAAGATGGTGGATGTCGACTCCATCTTCTTAAAGGAAGGACAGATCGGTATTTACGATACTAAAGATACTTCCGAGAACGGTTGTAAGGCCGTGATTGATTTTACCGGTAAGCCTCGTAACGACAAGCGTTATGAGATCCGTATCGGTCGTAATGAACAAGCGGCTTCCCGCTCTATCTATGATAAGGATTTTTCCACGCCGTTATTCTCTTTGAACGAGATCACGGAGATCTACGCTTCTTGGCCGAAGAAAGATCATGCTTATGTCGATGATGTTATCTTAGGATACAACGGTGTTTCTGATGACACTGCGTTCTCCGTTTCCAAAGGAGACCGTATCGCTATCCGCTTGGTTCTCGCTGGTCGTGCCTTTGAGCTTCTTGGCTATGAGGAGGGTCGTGTAGAGATCAATGACGCCATTCTTTTGGATGATTGTGATAATACGCCAAATCAATGCGAGGAGTGTGATCCTTGTGAGGAGGTTGATTTGTTGCCCGCCGTCCTGAAATGTATCGAGAGGATGAAGAACCAGCCTATTGCTGGTGGTGGAAAGGTATCTGATTATATCGATATTACTCCTGTTACAAGATGCATCAATGAGGCTACCGAACCTGATACGGAAGATGTCAACTTCTATTGTATGGAGGTATGTGATACTGGTGATGATCTGGCCTTGGCTGAGGTTCGCGCCCAATATCCGGGGTTGAAGATCGTACGAGAGACTATTGAGGGTAGCATGTCACGTTATAAGGTTATGAAGAAAGGGGCTAAACCTGCTGACTATACCCAACGTCTTATCTCTATCATGAAAGGATGTACGGATTGTCCTCCTAACTATACCGAGGTTAAGGGTGGTTATCTGTATTCTATCTCCTTGGAGGATGACGGTGTCGATATGTCTACTACGGTGGAGTCATTGCCTAACGTTGTAGCCGATACGGTTAACAAGATGAGTCAGATCAAGGGATCAGGTTTGTATATTGCCGCTACTTCCAAGAAATTGACGGATGAGGAGATCTCTACTTTCGTGGAGGCTAATCCTACGGCTATCATCTACTATGTGGCTAAGACATCCGATATGTGCGAGAATCCTACGATTCGTACCGCTTCATGGTCAGCTTGTGGTTCTTGCAAGGTATCCACCGAGAAGTATTATATCACGATCCCGGATGATGAGTGCGGAAACAGTGCTTTGGAGGAAATCAAACAGGCTTTCCCGGAACTGGAGATCACTGACTACGGTACTCCTGCGGCTTGCCAGCATAGCTTCCAGACAACGGTATATACTAACATGTTGTGTGATGAGTGCGACAAGGTGTTCGAGGGATTCTTCACCAGCAAGGCTCCGGCGTCCTACCGCAACCGTATGTGGAAGAAACTGGAATCGGCTCAGGAACTTGGCACTAATTGCAAGTGCGGTATCCGTTTCCGTGGCAAGGAAATGTTATTATCTCCGTCAGAGTGCTTGATGGATAAAATGACCTATGTAGAGGATAGCGTTGAGATCGTTGGCGCTAGCGGTGGTTATCCTGATTCTCTTGATGAGGGATCCCCCATTTGGTGGGATCAGCTTCACTTCGAGAGATTGTCCAGCAAAGCCCCGCGTACTCATGTTGGTGGCAATATGATGGATGATGAGTTGAAGGGTTACGCTCATTTCAACGGCTTCCCGAAACATCAGGACTTCATGGGACGGACATTCATGAACGAATACAGCCGTGTTGAACAAACAGCCCAATACGTGGACTTCCAGATCACGATTAATCCTCATAGATACTCTCAAGGATTCGGTAAGTATCTCGCCGATGATCCGGTTAATTTGATCTTACGTGTACGCTATGGTGCTCATGAGGGTGTTCAGGAGATGATTAATATGATCGGTGCTGCCGCTGGTCTTGGCCCGGCCATCGTAACCGAGCCGAAATAAAGAACCTTTTTTGCGTTCATATATTTCCTAAAGGGGAGAGATTCAATTCTCTTCCCTTTTTTTGTTATCTTTGAGGCAGTAGAATTAAAATATGATATTATGTCGGCTATTAATGAGTATTTAAAGAGACTGGCTTCCATCTTCGGTAGCATGGGTTTCTCCGTTCCGCCAGATGACTTCTCAGGTGTTGTCATAGACGGAAAGACGTATCCGGTCATGATGAGGAATGACGGGTGTTACGTGTACTTCGATGATAAAGGAGTAAAGAGACTTGTAAGCGAGGTCCCTAAAAAGGACTATCAGTTCATTAACATCAAAGACGCCCGTGTGTCGATCGTCAACCAATGTTATCGTACTCCGGGAGGTCAGGTAGAGGCTCGTATCCATACCTATATGAATAATAAGGGGGAGATATTGGCCGAGAAGATATTTATCATCAACTCATCGGATATCGATACTCCCATTGGCACGGAATTGGATAAGATCCCTGCCGAGTGGGTGGCTATAGATTGTAGTATAGCGGAGATGACCGATCGGGAGTTGATATTCGTAAGTAAATGTTATGCCACGGAAGGAGGCAAGGTCCAGATAGAGGGCGTAGAGTCGGTTGATCCCCGCCTGAACCCGGAGGTGTCTCATTATGAGGTGGTGAATACGACTGACGATAGTAACCCTATTGGAACGAAGTATAATGCCATACCTGATACGTGGAGGCGTATAGTATGTGATTTTCCGGACATGACCCAAAGGGAGATAATACCGGTGCTTAAATGCTTTGATACCGGGACCGGAAGGGTACAGATAGAGGGGTATAAGATATTTGATTACGAGATGGGTACCAGAAAGGAATGGTATCGCGTCAAGCAAAGTACCGATCCTGAGAATCCGGTAGGTGAGTTTATCACCAGCATAAGCGATGACTGGGTTGAGGTCGTTTGTGACTTCACGGATATGGAAGACCGGGATATTGAGGTAACTGTAGAATGTTATAAGACACCGGCCGGTAAGGTGAAGCTGGAGGTTCTCACGTCATGGGACGGGAATATAGGAGTTAGGGATAAGAACTATAAAGTCCTGGAGACTACCGACCCGTCACAACCTGAGGGCGCCAGCTTCAGTTCCTTGCCAGACACTTGGATAAGGGTAGTCTGTGATTTTGACGATATGGAGGAGAGAGATATCAAATCCTATATAGAGTGTTATGACAGCGGTAGCGGAAACGTTAAACTTCGAAGGATGGTGTCGTATGACTCCAAGATAAAGGCCAGATACACACGTTTCGAGGTAGTGGACTCCGATAACGCAGACTTTGTTCCAGGAGCCGCCCTAGCTACCCTTCCCGACGGATTCTCTTTGGTTCCTTGCGATTTCGTTGACTTTGAGGATAGAATGCTTCAGTCAAGGAAAGAATGCTATAATACAGATAAAGGTCGTGTACAGGTATTAAGAATAACGTCTTATGATGGAGATATAGATATAAGGGGCGCTGTTTATGTCGTTACACGATCTGAGAACCCCGATATTCTCGTGGATAGGATATATAATGCCATACCTGGAGGATGGGATCGCATGGTGTGCGAGATGGAGGATATGGAGGATCGTGATATCGAGTCTTTCGTGGAATGTTATGATAGCGGTGAGGGTAATGTCAAGGTAAGGAGAGTCGTGTCTTATGATGCCAAGGCAAACGAGCGCCACGTCCGCTACGAGGTACTGGATTCGGATAACGGCGGTTTCACCCCGGGACAGCGGATATCCACCCTGCCTACCGGATGGTCTTTGGTGTCTTGTGATTTCACGGATATGGAAGACAGAATGCCTATTGATATCGAGGAATGTTATAGGACATCAAACGGGAGCATACGTATGAGACATGTGGTGTCTTATGATGGTGATCTTGGGAAAAGAAACCAGTTCTGGGAGATTGTGGACTCGTCTGATAATAGGTATGGGCTAGGAAATAGGATAAATAATATCCCTGCGGATTTTATCCGTGAAAGGTGTGCTCTAGAAAGGTTGGATGATCGTATTACCAGAAATGCGATAGAATGTTACTCGACACCGGGAGGATCGGTAAGGATTAAATCCACTTACGTTATCAACCCTTTAAATCATGTTAGGTCGTATAATCATCATGTATTGAGTTCTACAGATAATGATATCCATGTTGGTACTCAATATACCTCTTTGCCATCCAATTTCGCTCGTATCGAATGCGAGGAGCCGGATTACATGGATCGGCTTATAGATACTACCGAGACCTGTTATGATACCGGCAATGGTACGGTAAAGATCCGGAGGCAAGAGTCTCTTAACGGTAATCTTGATCTCAAGACATTTGATTATAAGATCGTAGAGTCTACTGATCCAGCATATAGATTAAATACTACACCTACGCAATCTGTTATAGACGAATGGACCGTTATTAGCTGTGATCTCAATATCATGGATGTAGATGATTGTTATGAGATCGGGGGGCATAAGATCCATCTAAAGGGCTTTAGGACGGTCAATCCTGCATTGCAGGATATCAAGTCCAAGCTTTATGTGGTATATTCAGATCATCCGGATTACGGTGTTGGAGATGAGTTGTCTTCTATTCCTGATGGGGCTAAGGTCACGATATGCGATTACGCTGATAAAAGCCAAAGACATATGGTTCCGGTGCGAGAGTGCTATGAGGTAGCAGATGGCCGGTTCTATGTGGAGGGAAGTCGGTTGGTGGATAACGATATGGTCGTTGAGCGGACGTCGTTAACGGTGATGGAGTCATCCTCTCCTACCTACCCGGTAGGTACGACACTGACCTCCATCCCCGATGGCGCTACTATCGTGGCTTGTTTATGTCAAACCTGTTAATCTGAATGGCTATGGTTAAAGTATGTAATGATTATTTTATGATTGACGCCTTAGCTGGAGGTCAGGTCATAAGAAAAAGGAAATATCGTCGTGAGAATACGATGATAGGATATAAGTGGTATGATTATAACGGGGTCGAGGTTTCCGACCCCACAGAAATATCTCGTCTTGATGGACTGGCTACTAAGCATCAGCGTGTGGATGAGGCTTATGATGACCATGCTATTTTCATGTCTTCAACCAACTACGTTAACAGCGTTTCCGGTATACCTATGGATAAGCATATGGTTGTCGTTGAATGGAGACCGGATAGCGAGCAAGGTTTTGTCACCATGGCTCATGACGAGGGTCTTGACGGGGATAGCTATTATATAGTTATTATCAACACCGGAGATAAGCAGGCTACGATCTACACCCCCGTGGATCCTGAGGATCCAAAGGATGGGACTTCCCGTGCGGTTGATGGCGATAACGTCTCTGTTGGTGGATCATATGTCTCTATATCTCCCAAGCAAGTAGAGAGGATAAGGGCTACTTTCCGTGATGGTAAATGGTATTATGAGTTAGTCACAAAAACATATCCTAGTAATATCGGAGGCGTTAATATCGGGGATGTCGATTATGTTACTTTCAGGTATTTATGGGATGAGAGTTCGGGAAGGGACTTGGATACGATGACGGAGGCTCTCAACTCGAATGTCCCGACTATCGATAATCTTGGTGTTGGTTATAATGGCCCCGGTAACGGTGATGAGTCCGTAAGGAGCGTGCTTAAATGGGGTGGTGATAACACCGGGTCTGGTAAGGAGTGCGTTTGGATGTCGGTAAAGGATTTAAGGGCGCAGTATTATTCCACATTGCCGGATGAGACGCAATTCATGGCTTATGCTACATGGTTTGCTTCTATAGGTACAGGTAAATGTTCTTTTGAGCTTGTGGGTTACAAGGGTGGTACTATGAGCCAAGACGGATATAATTTCATCAATACCGGTGGATCTGTGGTGTATCAAAATACGTATGATTTTGTTTGTCATACCGGTAAGGGTTCATCTACGTATAAGACATCCTACGAGAAGGTGGCTCGTGTTACCTACAATAAGCTCACTAACGAGGTTTATATGTCCATCGGTGACGCTATAGATCAGGAGGATAATTATGATAAGTTAGAGCGAGAGATCAATAATATAAAGGAAAGACTTAGCGATGTCGAGAGCGAGTTGGCTGTCGTAAGACGTATAGCTGAGGGCAAGAACGCGGCGTATATCTTTGATACGGTCGATGCCATGAATGAGTGGCTGGCGGTTCCGGAGAACACGGCTAAGCTCCGTGTGGGGGACAGCTTCTGGATCAGGGAGCAGGAGGTACCTGATTATTGGTGGGATGGAACTCAGGCTTTAGAGCAGGAAGGTCCGAAGGCTGATTTATCCCCTTATTATACGAAAGATGAGATTAATGATATTGTTAATAATATCAATCAGAAGATAGAGAATAAGAGTACGTCTATTATCTTCGATACTTATATCCAGATGAAGTCTTTCGTGGATGATCCAACTAACGCCGATAAGCTTAAGGAAGGTACCATCCTGTTGATACGAGAGAAAAACGTACCTGATTATTATTACGATGGTGCTGGGATAGTTAAGATGGAGGCCGATGTAGAGCAATGCCTTTATGTTACTTTGGTTAACAAGCCTACGGAAAGCACTATAAGTTATACTCAAGATCGGGAGGTGACTAATTTCGCCCCGGGTGCTATAGCTAGATGGGTTGACGCTGACGGCAATGACGTGTTTTATAAGCTTGTTGAGATAGTAGGTGGTAAGGCTAAGTGGATTACGTTGATTGATACAAGATATGGTAATGTTACGTTGCAAAGCACTTATGACAAGAACTATGAGATCGTGAATATCGTATCTGGGTCTAGGTTACAGGCTATAAATAGCGAGAAGAATGATATCAAGTTCGTTAATAGCGCTACGGGTAACGTGACTGTCGTGTTGAATGGGACCGTATCAGGGGGAGCCAAGAAGCTGGTGAGTATGCTGGCGGTTAACGAGGTAGTCTTGACCCCCGGAGCGGCGGTGTCGTTTACCCGGAACGGTGATGAGTTCGTGCTCACGGAGTTGTTTGGCGTTACTATCTTCCCTGATCTGGCGGATGCCAATCGTGAGGGTGAGTGGGTCATGAGCGTAGGCGCAACTGGTAAACCGATCCTTATGGAGGTAAAGGAGATGCGTAAGTGGGATGAGAGTATAACTAAGGAGCTTACTATAGATGAGCTTAACGAGAAGTTCCCTAACGTGGATATCGGATTCGCTGTCGTATGCAAGACCATCAACAAGGTATATGAGATGGTTAACGGATACAAGGAATGGGTGTCTTATGATATAACCTCAATAAATTAATGGTATGGCTTTTTTAGTAGGATATGATACGGCCCTGTCCTCGGTGACGTTTTATGTTAACGAGGATAGGTTCCCTTGTTATGATGGTAAGGGCGCTGATTATATACCCGATCCGATAATATCAGCGGATGCTTTTAATCGCAGTCTTAGGTTCTCGACAAGAAAGCCAGGATTCGTGGACGTTGATTGGGGGGACGGGACAAAGGATCAATACCCTTTGGTCAAGATATCTGACGGTAGTTATAGGATAGTATTCAGGTCTTTAGATATTGAGTACAAAAAGAATCCTGACGATACTACATGGTGGTATAGGAAGGAGGATGGATCTCAGTATATACCGGTTCCCCCACATAAGTATAGCGATATCAGGCGTAGGGAGGTTACGATGAGGTTCTCTAACGTAATCGATGGGGATTTCAATATGGATGGTATTGTCCTCCATGAGTTTCCTGTAGTTAATCTACCTGATATAACTTATTTGGCTATGGTCAGGTCCGTTTTAAAAAATGGTGATATCCCATATGACAGGATAAGTAAGAGCGTTAATCTTCGTAATATACAGATGGGGTCTTTTTCTCACCCTGGTGTATGGAGTAATTGGCCGGAAGGTTTTTTAAATATGAAAGACCTGAGGTATTTCGGATGCAATAACGTTTTTAATTTCGGGGATGATCCTGATTCTAATTGGAGAAGGTTCTCTGAATGGAAGAATCTTACTGAATTTAACTTCAACTGGTGTAACATCCCTTCTTATGATCCGGCCTTTAATTCTATTCCGGCTGTGGGTATAAATATTATAAGCGATAGGAATAATATACCTGTATTTGATGAGGTGGATAAGGTAGGGGATGATAAGGTAAGCGCTTATTTTACGAGTAATGGTAGCTCATGGAAACAAGATCTGGTAGGAGGGAAGTTGAATAAGATTCAGGGCACGTATTGTAATTCAAGCGTGGTACCGGTAGACGATCTCCCAGACTGGTTATATGAGGTAAGGGAATTTAGGATATGGACTTTGTATGATGGTGGTAGATTTATAAATACGCAGGAGAGGGCTGATACGTTCGTTAACACGTTTTATGATAAGATAATGTCGTGGAGTTATATAACGATGTCACAGACGGCTTCTGACGGTAACAGGAATCAGTTTTATAAACTTACCTTAGATTTATATACTTCCGCAACTCCTACCAACAAGAGACCATCTGGCGTTTATCAAGCCCCTGAGGGGTTTGTTAAGGGTGTTAGCAACGGTAATCCTACGACGCCTATGGAGAAGGTGTATGTGCTTACCAACAACTACGGGCAGACATGGATCTTGGCACCTGCCCCGGCTTCTAAGGCCGCCCTTACGAGGGCAAGGCGGGCTGGGAAGACCAGGATCACCCCGTTCGTCCTTGGCGTAAAGGACGGCCATGTATCCGTGTTTAGCGGAGACGTGTTAGATGAAAGCATGTCCAAGTACAGTTTTGCTGACAAATACGAGGCTATAGATATCTGTAACGATCTGGGATTGGACAGTTCACCTGTTGTCGAGTATTTCAGGAGAATAGAGGAGGGAGAGATATGAAGTTGATATGTAAGGATACGAATAAAGGGTCTATAACCTTTTTTACTAAAGGCAAATATGCTTTTAGGGGTGTTGGTAGGGATGATACCACCAATGACGTGCCTGATCCTATATTGGATGGTAGTAATTACAATGAGTTTATAGGATTTTATTCTAATGCTCCCGGCATGTGCGAGGTTGATTGGGGAGATGGGAGTAAAGAACAATTCCCTTTTGTAAAGGCTAGGAGTGGATCTATATATGGTCAATATAGGTTGATGTTCAGGAGAAGGGATATAAGTTATCGTAAGAATCCAGACAGTCATCCATGGTGGTTTTACAAAGAGGATGGGAGTGAGTATGTTCCCGTCCCCAATCATGCTTATGATGATGGCATGGATAAGGAGCGTGTGATATCCATGTCTTTTACCAATGATGTTACGATGATGGAGTCCCATAGGATTGTGATGGTAGGATTTCCGATATTAGACGCCCCAAGTATTATCAACTTAATCTTATCCATTACCGGCGATGGGAATATAACCGATATTCCTAAAGATAGGATACGTAGATCGGTAAATATAGAGTATATAACACTTAGTGAATTAGGTGTAGGGGCATTGACATCCATACCAGACGATTGGGATAGGTTGACTAAGTTAAAAGGCGTTGATTTAAGTCGAACGGCTGATTTTAATGATACGGAGTCTTCTAATATAAGGAAATTCCCCTCTATGTGGCCTAATCTTGTAACATTATCTTTGGCAGGTTGCAGGGTTAGGGTATATCCAAGGGAATGGCTGTCTTTTAGCAAGCTAAAAGAATTATATATATCCCCGGGAGTGGCCATGTCATCGTTTGACCCTAATACATGCCCGGCTATGGATGAGGTGGATAGGATAAATTCTAGTTTAAAGATTTTCAATCATATAAATAGATGGTATGGATCTGTCGCGAGTTGGCATCCGTATATGAGCGGTAAGGGATTGGGAAACATTGAGCGTATCGACGCTTCATACAGTTATAGTAATATAGATGTAAGTAATCTCCCGGATTATATTTATGAGATGAGGTCTATGAATAGCTTTTATATGCATCGCAACTTGTCAACCCAAGGTCGATGTGATACGTTTATATCGACATTATATGAGAGGGTGATGGGATTTGATTATCTCACTATGTCTTCCTCTGCTTCCGATGGCAAAAGAAATCAGTTTTATGGATTGTATCTAAGTATGTATTTAGCTTCCAATCCTGATGATAAAAGACCTAGTGGCGTATTACAGGCTCCCTCTGGTTTTATAAAGGGTCAGTCTAATGGCTCTCCGTCGACTCCTATGGAGATGGTTTATGTGCTTATGAATAATTATGGATGGAGGTTTAGTATGGCGCCAGAGGCTTCGGTGTTAAGGTCAATACGATCTTCTGATATTGATACGAGGTCGTATAAGCCATATAAGCTTATTGTATTTGACGATGGGCGTACCTTTGTAGGCAATGGAGATGTTTTGGCTCATGATACGGATAAGGTATTATCGTTTGGGGGTCAACCTGAAGGGGAGTATTTATGTGATTCTATGGGATTGGACAGGAATGTTATTGTAGAATATTTTAACAAGATAGGTAATGGCTAAGACATTATATAAATATGAGGCTTCATCAAATAAGTTCGTATGGTTCACCACATGGGATAGGGCACTTAGAAATTATTATACCGATGATTATAATTATGTACCTGATCCTGTCGTTGGTAATCCTTTTAATACGTATGTTGAGTTTAGATCCAGAAAGCCCGGCATGGCTAATGTGGATTGGGGGGATGGGATAAAGGAGCAGTTTCCTATGACCAAGGTTAAAGGGGAGGATAATTATCGTATTATATTCCGTTCTTTGGCAATACAACATAGGAAAAATCCCAATACTACGTGGTGGTTCAGGAAGGAGGATGGATCGCAATACGTACCTGTGGATAATCATGCTTACGCTGATGGGAGGAGGGACGTACAACGGGCTGTGTCGATAGATTTTACTTGTGATATTTATTATGCCAATATCCAAATTTGCAAGATGACATCTTTCCCGATTGTGGATATACCAGGACTTGAGTTTTTGATCGTATCCAATACGCTGTATGTTAATGACGGTATACCTGTAGACAAGTTGTCAAGATCCAAAAAATTAATTTATATTGATCTTCAATATATAGGGCAAAGAATGACCGTAATGCCTGAGGCTATAACCAGTAAGACAGAGGTATATTATTTAAATATGTTTAATATGCTTGATCTTAGGGATATAGAATCTAGCGGGATAAGGAATATAAAGAATATGAAAAATCTTCAAACCCTTGAATTGTCTTCATGTTATTTGGATAGGTATATAAAGGAGTTTAATGATCTTCCTAAATTAACTTCGTTGAGAATATATCCTGGTCCTTCTGATATATGGAATTATTTTGATATAAATACCCTTCCTTTTTTCGAGGTAGATAAGATAAATCCTAACATTACTAATTTTTATTTTTTAAATGACTGGGTAAGTGGAGGAAGGAGGACGGGTTGGAATGATGATAATATGTCTGGAAGGGGATTGGAACATCTTACTAGTTTCATTGCAGATCATAGCAATAGTCTTAGAATGGATAAGCTTCCGGATTATATTTATGAGATGAGGGCTATTACATGGTTTGACGTGAATGCATCCACTCATAGCCAAAAAAGATCAGATGATTTCGTAAACTCCTTCTACGACCTTGTTGTAGGATGGGATCAGATTACTATGACATCCGTGGCTAAGGATGGGAAGAGGAACCAGTTCTATAGTCTTTCGGTAAGCATGTATAGTGCTACTTATCCAACCGAAAACCAGCGTCCTTCCGGCACGGAGCAGGCCCCCGAGGGATTCGTGAAAGGCCAGTCCAACGGGTCTCCCGCTACACCTATGGAGAAGATATATGTGCTAAAAAATAACTACGCCCAGAGATGGACGATAAAACCGGCTTAATATGGATAGAAATGATATCATAAAAGAACTTGGATTGTATTTTGATATAGTAGAATTGGTATGTCCTCATACGTACAATAAGTGGAAGGACAGATCGTGGCAGTTCTTTGATACTGCTTTTCTCCATAATCTTCTTATATTACGGAGGGATATAATCAAGCAACCTATGTATTGTAATAATTGGGACAAGCAGGGGCAGTTTTCCCAACGTGGTCTTAGATGCAACATCTGCCAGATAGTCAAGGATAAGAAGGATGTTTATCTATCCGCTCATGTGTTGGGTAAGGCTGGGGATTTCGATGTCAAGTCGATGACGGCGGAACAGGCCAGAGGCTTGATTTTGGATCATCAAGATATGTTACCATATCCTTTCCGGCTTGAGGGGAAGGTGGGTTGGTTGCATTTTGACAGTCTTGATACGAGGAACGGTATACACGCCGTGGTGTTTTAGGTACTTAATGGTATAGTGGTTAACTTTGCGAGTAGGGTATAAAATGAAAGACAAAGACATGATAGAGCGAGTGGGGGCTTTGTGGAATATTGCGCTTGCGTATGGTGCCTCTTGTTGGGCTTATTTCCAGCCAGTACACCATTTATTGACCGTATTACTTATAGTATTAATAGCGAATTTCTTGGCTAGGTTAGCGCAAAGCGTAAGGGGCTGGAAGCTCCGACGAAGTCGTAGAAGACGGTTTAGTTTTAAGAAATGGTTTAGGGAGGTCAGGTTTACTGATATTCTTAAGGAGTTCGCTTTGTCTTGTTTTATAGTAATGACATTATGTGTTATATATAAGACGTTATACCCGATCGAGGAGGAGGCTAGCATGATACTTACCGTTACCAAATATGGGGTGTATATAGCCCTTGTTGGATATGTGATGCTTTTCCTGAATACGATAGGGGATGCTTTTGCTGACGCTTATCTGGTTAAGGTGTTCAAGGCTGTGTTCAAGAGAATAAACGTATTCAAGATGTTTGGCTTCTCTAAAAACATACCTGATGAGACGTTTGACGATATAAGGAGGATTGCCGATGATGAGGTTAAGGATAAGTCTTAGGGCTGTTTTTTGTTTAGGTCTGTCGCTATTCCTGTCCTCTTGTGGAAGCAGGAGGCAGGTTAGCGAGGCGTCTATTGATAGCCGGCTGATAAGCAGGATAGAGACGATGATAAACGAAGTTATAGACCGCAAGATGGTGGAGATAAAGACCTCTGATCTTAATGCCGATATCGTTATAACTGAGAGGAAATTCGATACTACGAAGGAGGTGGATCCATCCACTGGGGAACGACCCGTGTCCTCCCAGACGGACGCTCATATCGTCATCGGCCAGCGGGATAGCACGGTGACGACCGATTCCATTGGCATTGATAAGACGATCACCGGTATTGAGGATATTGATAAGAAGACAGACATCGAACATGAGGATGTAGATGATAAGAAAGAATCAAGATGGCCAATAGCTATCACATCAATTAGTGTGTTGTTGATATTATTGGTTTTAATATATTTGCTAAAGAAGATGAAGGTTTTATGAGACGAAGAATGATTGAATGTACTAGGGGGGGGTGATTGACGATCACACTAGGTTCTTAATGAGATTCAATGGTAATTTTAAGGTAGAGGGGAATCCTATTCCCTCTGGCAATCTCTTTATAGCCAATAATGGAAATCTTATCACCGATGGCTCAATACAATGTGTCCAATATAACAAAACGGATCCTTTTCTTTATACTATCATAAACACCAAAGAATCGTTATTGCCTGAGCTGTTTTATGACGGTCATCCATTTACTATAGACTTTTGGTATAAGTCAACCAATCTTGTTACAAGTTGTTTGGTTGAGCATGAATATCCTAATGGTATTTTTTATTTTGGTGTAGTTTCAACAGGTACTGGTTTTTATTTTTTATTTCAAGCTCAACAAGCTGGTTGGCATGTTGATAGAGTTGAGGCAAACAAATGGTATCATATAGCTATAGTCAGAAGCAGTAATGAATATGACATATTAAGATGTTTTGTTAATGGTATACTTATTATTAACACGAAAACCAATAATACGCTTTCCCTTAGGTCTTATAACCTAGGTATTAATACACGAGGTGATGGTATGGATAACGGAAATTTTATGATGGACGATTTCAGGATAAGTGATATAGCTAGATGGGAGTCAGATTTTGAACCTCCAAAAAGAAAGGGATTATGATCTACCATAATCCCTTGCCATTCATCCTTACCCACGTACCAACCAAAACCAAAATGAGGTCAGTCCCGGATTCGAACCGGGGTATATGGTTTTGCAGACCACCGACTAAACCACTCATCCAACCGACCGTGACGCGAATATAAAGATTTTATTTGACCAGATAACTTAATTGACCATCTTTTTAACTAACAACTTTCCTTAAAGCCAAATAGTTCTTATTTAACTTCTGGAACCGTAGAGATAATTGTATAGACAAGTATTGTTTTTAGGTGACTCTTGTTGGAAGCCAATGAACAAGGTGGCGGCGTCATGGCGTGGGGCTGGTGGCTGCCTTCCATGGCCGGCCAGGAGCGGAGCGACTCACGACCCACCCTGCCGATTCCCTTTGGCACTTCACGCTTTAGCGCAGAAAAGAAGTAAACATATAGGATCATTATGTTTAAAGATAGTAGTCATCTGCCAAATAAGATCGAATGTAAGGATATAGTAAATATCTCAATAATACAATCATAAAGAGTCTTGAGTGGGATTATTAAGATCTTTATCTGCCAACATACTACTCATTTTTAAATTAATGTTTTTTGGATGTTTACTTTAGATAATAAAAGGCGTTAGCTAACATCATTTCATTAATAGGGTTATTAATTAGAAATTGGTAAGAATTAAATAAAGGAATGCTTTATAATGGGATTTGCTTCAGAAAGAGGCGAAGCTTCTTATTACACATGTCACAAAATGGACAACTGAGTTTCAGCAAGTTATGTTATTAATGAAATAATAATGGTGATATATGGGAAAATTAATTCATCTTATTCTTTTAAAGGTCTTATATTTTGCTTATATTTGAAGTGGACAAAATATGAACAATATGAATTTCGACTTGAATTATATAAGGAAATGCTCTTCTATGATAAAGGGATTTCCGGTGTATACCGAGGCTGAGAAGAAGCAGGTAGATGAGGGGCGTACTTGCATTAAGCTATCTAAAGGTCAGCCTATATATCCGCGTAATTTCAAGAAACGTAGAGATACTTTCGCTGGCGCTGATTATACCACGGCTAATCCTAGGAACATCAGTCCTGATGATATTTATATACCTCCCTACTTTAGGCTTAAGATTATTATGGCTATTATCATCAACTTTGATAGAGCTATAGTGTTTAATAGGATATCTGATAAAGATTTTAAGCTAGGTATGACGTACCGGTTTATCTATGAGTATGTAGGATCGTTTAAGTGTTTTGAGAAGGCTTATAAGATGATATCGATGGTAGTTGATAGCGAGTTGTCGATCATGAGATCAATCGGTGATTATAATTATAAGTGGAATATTCGCAAGGTTTATCCATCATGTTTCGTAAGCAAGGCTAAATTCAGATATATTGGAGGTGGTGAGGATAACGCCCCTGTAAGTTCAAAGGGGAGGGCTAATAAGGCTAGAAGAGCTGCTGTTGATTATAAGGTTATGATTATGGTGGATATCATAAATACTAGATCTGCAAGTAAGATAAGAAAGATGATTGACCCTGACGGTAGTCTTAAAAACAATGGTAAAAGGTTTGACGGCAGGAATGATAAAGTTCTTTTCAGTATATTCAATAGTCATTTGATTCACGAGGGGTTTAAGGAAGTTAAAACCTCGTCCTTATATAAGTACTTGAAAGAGCCCTTAGATTTTTTAGGTGTAAGTCTATTAGAGTTAAGTCTATTGCTGATAGAGCTATTTCTGACATAGAGGATGGCAAGGAAGGATATGAGCCTGGCCTATGCTCTTATGATGACTGTTTTGATATTAATTCTTTTGTGGAGGATTCGTGATGAGTAATCTTATTATTGTAAGAAGTGGTGATATATATGTCATATTTAACCATGATAATGATATGTTTAACATTCAAGAGCTATCTGATTTTATTGGATGTAAGAGTGTTTTATCGTCTATTGTGAAAGATCCGCTAAATGGGGCTATGTATATTGTTGAGGATGTATCTGGGCAGAAGTGGGGTGATATCGTGGCTTTGGTAAGATTCGGTTGTATGGTGAATAAGTCTATTGTAAAGGATTTGATCATTAAGTCTATTAGGTTATGGGTGGAGATATGTGACTTCTCTTATGATGATACCGATCCATCTACATCCGATCCTATATACGATACGTTCCTTTTTAAGAGTTATATGTCTGTAGCCGGGGACAACCCTGACCTTAACAAGTTTATTGTATCCCTTAGAGGGAGGATGCTTAAATACGATCTAAGATCTCTTTATCTTTACCTAGCTATATTCATGGCTATCA